ATCTTCATCAGCTAACTTAGCAAAGTAGGATAAAGTTTCATCATCATCAGATGCAGTTGGTGTAGTATCTTCTACTACGGGTGCAGTCTCAACTGGTTTGGTCTTAGCAGTAAATTTCTCTACTGTACCAGAAACACTACTGCCAGTAATCACTCTATTGAACTTTTCTTTTAGCTCATCATATGACTTGAAGTTATCTACAGTCAAGAACTGTGTCAAACTGTACAACTTATTATCATAGAACTCTTCCAACTTTGCATCATCTCCATCAAGCACTGCTGAAGGAGCTTCAAACTCAGACTTGTCATAGTTCCAAAAACCATCAACCTTCCGAACTTTGAGTTTAAAGTTTGCACCTTCCCAGAAGTCAAAAGGATTCATTGGTGATTCGTCCTCAAACTGAGGATCCATAACCTCACCAATCTTATCAAAAATCTTTTTACCAAACCGATACAGAAAAACCCTACCTTCGTTCTCTGGATGTTTCGGATCACTCACAACAAGGACGTTGGAGTAATACTTCAAGATACGCTTCTGCTTGCGAGCAACATCTTTATTCGCCTCAACCCCACTGTTCCAAAGTTCAGTATTGTACTCTGAAACTGGATCTTTTTTCTGAGGTCCAAGCGTAGTCAAAGAATTTTCAATGTACCATCCTCCTGGGCCATTGAAAGCGTGGGACCAAATTTTACACCAAGGCAAAGTTTCACCACTAGGTTGCGGTAGAAAACGAATAACTGCATATCCATTTCCACTCTTATCAAGTTCTGGCTTCCAGAACCTGTCATCCGCAAATGAGGTAACAGGATTGTTTACCTTTTCCAACTCGGCCTGTAACTTTTCAAAATTACCTGCCTTTTCTTTTAAGTCTGAAAAACTCATATTTATATACTCCGTATTATCGTATTATCGTATTAATCACAAACAACTCATAATGTCTATTAAGCATAACATACTTAATAGTTTTTGTCAAGGGTTATTCCGTAGAAGTTTCCCCAAATGACAAACTAATTGACACACCTGCTGTCAAGTCACCTCTAGTGAAATCATCATCAAAGGGTACTGTCAAATTCGGACGAACAGAAAAACTATCTGTCACATTCCAAGTATAACCAGCAGTTACGTCCATACCTTCATAAGAAGCGTCATCAACATCCCAGTTGGATGTCACACTTCCATCTAAACCAAAGATACCATAACCAGTTCCTAATTTAGCATCAAAATCGGTGTCATTGATATTCCAATCTAAATCAGCATCTAAATTGATACCCCAATATTCAAAAGAAGTATCAACACCTACTACATGATCACTCTCATTTGTATAATCATATGATAGGCCTGTCTCTAAACCACTTAATAGTGATGTAGAATAAGCCACACCAAAATCTACTGTATCGCTTGTAGAAAATGTCCACCCACTAGCACCTACAGAAACTTTGTTTCCATCCTGATCAACACCAAATGTGGTGCCACCTACAGAAACATTTACATCATTTACAACTCCCACACTCAATGCATATGCACTCATAGGTGCCATAAGCATCAAAGCCATTAACAACTTCTTCATTTATTTTTCTCCTAATAAATTGTATACCATTATTTATATATGTAAAATAGCAACAGCTCTGTTGTATTTTGGTACAAGGGGAGTCGGCCGACCCCCCACGCACCGTTAATCAAACTTATTAATCGTTTTTAAGGATCCAATAAATGACGCCAACAGTGATTAAACCAGCTAACCCTGAGCTGCCTAGTGATGTCACTAGACCTTGTATGTTCCCGATGACATCCACGGGCACAAATACTACGTCTGGTCCAAAAAGGACCTGTAGTACGATTGCAAGTCCGAGTAAGGATACTGCAACGGAAACGAATCCGCCTATCCAGGACTTTATAGTTGAAACTATATTTTCTCCAGCCATTAGAAATACCTCCTTTGGTTGGTAGTTGTTATCTCGCTCCATCAGCGAGTCTGCCGAACATCTCGGCATAGGTTAGATATTCTGAAGCACTTTCCATTCTTCTACCTCTTGGTTTACTACATCACTACCAAGAGGCAATTCATTTACTTTATAATGTTGTACATTGGGAAACCGTTCCATCACCATTCCATGTTGAGCTATCCAATCATCAGGTGGAACGGCATTACCACCTTCTCCCATATAACCCTCAGTTCCCTTGTACATATTATTATAACGGTCATTATAATTTGAGTATAAATCTATTCCTATAAGATATATTTCTTCAGGTTCTTCTTCAATGATAGAAATTAAATGTGCTAAAGTTCCTGATACAAACCCATAGTCCGTATCACCTGGTATTAAACCAGCAGCTGTTGTACTCTGAACTTTATCTGTTTCTTCTACCCAACTTACATAAAAACCTGAATGAATTACCTCACCATCAAATAATGATTTATAGGCATCTTCAGTAAGAAGATTCTCTTTGTCTATCTCCCTGACCGTAATTTCGGCTTCATCTAACTCATCTTTGTTTATGCCATGCACAACAAATTCAGTATGATGTGATAGCCGTTCGTTAGTGTGTACTTCGTAGTTTGATCTTTCAGAAATCATCTTTGGATCAAGTATCGTTTGATAGGATTCAGCTGGCATCCTATTCCAATCTCTGAAATAACAAACATTATCTATTGGATATCCTGTCCAATAGATTTGATGTGCCATTCTGTGGTCGACAGCAATCAGCGCATCAGGCGTATAATCACGATACAACGCATTACACCCATATGTTCTACCATACTGATTTAGTTCGGCAAGATCAATTCTTTGCCGGGACTCACCGTTTCCAATAATGAAAACTGTTTTATTATTTATCATTATCTGGTTTTGTGGGGGCGTACCAACCTTCACCTTTGAGGATGAAAGTTGCGATTCCCAATCTCCTTGAGAGTTCAGGTTCGTTACATTCTGTACAGTAGACCAAAGGTCTGTCATGGATTCCTTGTAATACATCTATAAGCTCATGTCCACAACTTTTACATACATAATCAAATATCGGCATTTAATCTTTTTATAACTGTAGCAAAATCTTCAGCGACAGTCCATGAATTTCCGCTACTGCTAAAGAGTACCGTCTTATCCTCCATAGGAAAAACTGACACCAAATGATCCGTATTTACAGCCAGATATTTCCCTTTCAAATCTTTTTCTTCAGCGCCGTTTGTAAAAACTTTATACTTCCCAGTAGATAAACTTGATAATTCAGTATCATCTAGCTTACTTACTGGAGTCGGAACTCCACCACCTTCACCGTTTTTAACCATTCTTAATTTCTTATCCTTAGCCATCACCTTTTCCTATTGCATCATCAAATAATGCAGACCATGAAACCAGAAACTTCTCTTTAGCCAAGTCATGTATCTCCCATGCCACATCTCTAGTTTCTTTTTGGGTGTCACCTTTACATCTTAAATTACAAACTCGGGAAAAGGCATACAAACTCCCGGACCAGTACCACTCAGTGTATGTGTTCTGTGGTAGTACCATACGGGCTTGTTCTGGGCATACACCGGCTTCCAATAAAGTTTTATATGTATGCATAGCAAACTCACAAGTCTTTGCTACACGCCCTCCAGTTCGTTCTGTTCTATCTATCCAATCAACAAATTCATCAGACGAACCTTGTTTCTTATCTTCAGCACGGCCTCGCCAATGTTCTGGATACCAAAACTCTGGATCATCATCAACATACCGACGAGATATTTCATTCCATACAAGACCCACTTGGTGTTTGACCAACTGACGATTAGTCCAACATCGCCCTTGGTCATTTCAGTGTGCTTCTTACCAAAGGATACTCTGGCAGCATTCACTACACTCAAATCGGTTCCCATTACATCTATTAGCTCAACTGACATCCATCCCACCAACAGTCTTTCTAATAATATCTTCTGATAAAGGCTCTGGATAATACAACTCAAAGGCCAATGTATCTTTCTCTGCCTCAAAGGAATGAAACTCACCAGGCTTTACTGTAGTCCATTCTCCATGTTTTAATATAGTACTATCAATCAAATCATAATCATTCTTATGGATATGGATAGCCAATTCACCTGAAGTTACATAAAACAAATTCCATTTGTATTCATGTTTATGTAGAGAACAAAACCCACCTTGATGTACCCATATTCTATGAAACTCTATAAACGGAGTCTGTAGAAGTATCTCTGTTGTGCCCCAAACTTTACCTGATTTCACTTTCCATTTCCTTCTTTACCAGATGCCTTATCTATCCAATCTAAACTATCTTTCAATTGATCGGGACCAATATCAGGATCCAAAGGCTTCCAATTTTTGTCGTATTCATATTCGTTGATAGAAGTAACATCAAAAGTTACTTCACCTAGTATTTCTACTTTAGTAGGTGCTTGGGCATGAGACACCAATATGGCTGCTGGTGCACCATAAGCTTCTACTACATAAGTTTTCTTTATTAATTCAACCTTTTCTATAACCCATTTACTCATGTCCCTACCTTCTTTATGTATTTCCAATATTCAGTTTCTTTTGCGTCATGCTCTTGTTTATGTTCTCTGTACCATTGATAGTCACCATCACCATTTTCAGCCAACCACCCTTGCATACTATCATACATCACCACCTTGACAGCAACGTGCTCAGTACTCCTTTCATTTTCTAGGACAATCTGTTGTCCTCGACGGAACCTCATACCACTAGTACCAGGGTTTTTTACTTTCTTTCGTGCATTCATAATATAAAAAGCGGCAGGAGGAAGGAAGGGTTTGGGTTAACCTTCAACCGACACCAGCAAACTACCTTAGTCATTGGTTCGTCGGACCTTCGTCCTAGTCTTGGTTGACTAGTGTGACACCATCACCTTTCGGATAGGTGCCTGAGTACCACCTCTGACGAATAGCATTATCTCGATTTGCCACAGAGATTGTTCTGCCACTTCCTCCCCCAACTGTATGCCTACAGCCGGGTGCCTTTTTCTGTTTCTTCTCTACCTTTTCTCCACTTATAATCAGTTTTATTACTTCTATACTTTTTCTGATTATATTTGTTCACAAGTTCATCAGTTAATTCTTGCAATCGCGGAAGACAAATATCATTAGTCCACCTAACTAAGTCTGCATTATCGTGCTCTAATACTTTAATTCTATCTTGAGCTTGTTCTAACTTATAAGAAAGGTGTGCAATTCTTCGCTTTGCTTCATCTACATATGATTCTTTTTGTGGTTGTTCTTCACTCATTATATCAGACCCTCAGTTTCAACTATTTCTACAAGTTCCTTTTTGCAACGCCAAATATTTACGTCTATAAAAGGTTCATACTTTTCAATTAATCGGCTTACCTTTGGCCAAATAATTTGTTCTCTAATCTCTTTATCAAATGTTTCACGATAGGATACTAATTTTTCAAATATCACTAAAGTTTCTAAACTAATTTTCTTACCCAAATATGCTTTTACTAGTTTAGGATGATTTCCATTATCACAGTTAAATATTATATCAAAATTTGGGGCCGATGTCAAGAGTCTTTCAGCTTCATTTTTAAAAATATATTCAATACTTTCATTTTTAGCCACCCATTCTTTCCATACTTTTTCATCCATTTCTCCTACCCACACATTACCTGTGATTATATTAGAAACAAAAAACTCAGTCAATAAAGAATCATCAAGCTTTCTAGCCAATTTTGAAAAACGAAATCTATCCTTTCTTTTTTCAAAACTCTGCTGTGTAGCATTTGTTTTACCATTATACTTAAAATAATCATACTCGCTGCTGAAATGTAATTTCAAAGCCAAGTAGTGTTTATATGCTTCAAACTCATTCATTCTCATAGGGGAAGGCTAGATGTTTTTGGTAAATAATTCAAAGCTTCAGCATCGGCCTGAAGTTTTTCTTTCAAGGACCTATCAATCCATTTATTAATCGTATCTGGTTCTATAACATTCTGTTCGCAATAATATATAATTGCTTCCATATGTGTCAAACGCTTTGTTTTCACCAGTTCATCAACAATAAGTGCAAATTTTTTGGGTGTAATTTTTTCTACCATAATATAATCCTCAATTTAGCGGGGCGGCTTGAATAACAAGGCGCCGCCCCAAACCCCGGAGAACATTACGCAGCTAGCGC